TAGATGAACTTGGTGATGATATATTATTAGAAGAAGAAGTTTTACAACCAAGAATGTTTACTGACCAAATGCCACCATTAGCTTTTCCTTTTGGATATATGATTATAAGTTCTACATTTATGTTTTACGAAGATGAGGATGAAGATGGCAACGAGGAGTTCTAGTAACAAAAACATAACCAAAGGTATGACTTATGGTAAAGGTAAACCACTTGGTGAGCAAATAGACAAATTTGGTTTACCTGTAGTAGATGGAAGAAGTACAAACTTACCTCCTGTAGCAACAAACACAACAGACCAAACAAGAAATGTAGAACCTATGGCTGAAGAAACATCAATTGCTATGAATGAAGGTGGACAATCAGTAGTACCAGCTATGCCAATGAATAATATATTAGATATATTAAGAGATACTGAAAATATAAATGAACCTTTAATTTCTGGAGCAGTACCTCCATCAATAACACAAGAACAACTAGGAGATTTAGATTTTCTTGTTTTAGCTGATTTAGCAGAAAATAGTGATGTAAATGCAATAAGACAAACTTTTAATATCTAATTATGGTAAATCAACCTATTGGACCATACACATTTGGTGAAGAGTACAACCAAATAACAGAAAAAAGTAGAGCATTAGAATTATCTTATAACAAAAAGAAAAACCAATTTACACAAGACCAAGTAGAAAGAACTAAAGAGTTAGCTAAATTATATCCTACAGCTCAATCTGGTTTAGTTTCATCTGCTGTTTTAAAAGGACTTGATAATAAACAATTTGAAGAACTTTTAAAACTGCAGTACAAAGCTGTACCTAAATCACAACCATCATTTCCAAATACTATGGGTAATGATGTAGTAAATTCAGCTATGTTTAATTCTACTTTTGGAAAAGTATCTAATGCAATAGGCGAACAATTTAAATTACCTGAAGGTATGAAATTTTGGAATAAATCAACATATCAAAGTGAACCTGTATATGGAACACTTAAAGGACTATTTAGAATAATAGCAATAATTGGTGGAGCTTTAGCAAATTCAACTGTAGGTAAACCTGTAAGAGCGTTTGTAAAAACAGCAGAGGAAACCATAGAAGAACCTTTTTTAGAATTAGGTCAGATAAAAAGACAAAAAGCAGAAGATTTATCTGCTAGAGGATTAGCAGGTGACCCAGATGTCACTATGTATGATGTTGCTGTTGCTAGAGATGAAGCAAACAAAACAGAACGAATAGGTCAAATTGCTGGTTTTGGTTTGACACTATCTGCTTTAACAGGTAAGGGTCCTACAGGTTTAAAAAGAGTTATTGGTAAAACATTTGCTGACAATTACAAAAATGCAGGAGCATCTACTGCAGGTATAGCAGCACAAAAAATAAGAGAGGGTCAAGACCCTGGTGCAGTATGGAAAAGTTTTGGTGAAGGATATTTTCCACAAGGAAGAATAGTTGCTGAAGCATTAGAAGACCAAGAAGCCTATAAATATAGAGGTCAAAATATAACTGCTGGTAGGTATATTGCAGAACTTGCAGGCATAGAACAAAACACTTTGTTATTTAATGGAGTTTCAGGAACTTTTGATTTTTATAAAGTTTTAGTAACTGACCCATTTTTAGTTGGTTCTAAAATATCAAAAGGTATAAAGTTTGCTAACAGTACACAAGGTAAAATACAAAAAGCATACAGAGCAGGAGAGTTTGAAAAAATACCTGGCATTGTGGATAACTTTTTAAATAGTCCTAAATCAGAAGGATTTCTAACAGCGTTTGCAGAATCAAATGATTTTAAAAAAATATTTGATGCAGTTAAAGACCCAGAGCTAGCACTTAACTTAGTTAAAACTAAAAATATAGATGAAGTAAAAAATCTTATGCAAGGTTTTGTAATACAAAATCAAGGACTTGGAATACCTGCACTTATAAGGTCAAAGAATAGTTTAGGTTACAACAAAAATTTAGTAGATGCTTTAATGACAGCAAGAAAAGGAGATAAAGCTCCTTACTCTAAGTTTGGTGAATGGACACCTGACTCAGGAGCTGCTTATGATAATGCAACAGATTCTGTAAAAGTATTTAACCAATGGTTAGTAGAATTTAAAATACCAAAAAATATTGCTAATCAATTGTCTATAGAGTTTGCAGAGAAATCTGTAAAAGGTAATAGACCAGAAATGTCAAGAATATTATTTGAAAAATTACCAGAACAAGTAAAAATATTAATGAAATCAGAAGGTTTTTCTAGTAAAACAATATCTAAAATAGATGACTACTTTGAGGAGTTACAAGGAAAAATAAAAATATCAGGAACTAATAAATATGATGTTCGTTCTTATTGGGCAAGTTTAGAAAAAACAAAAGGTGGAGGTTTACAACCAATAGAAAAAGTTTTTAAAGGTATGAGAAGTATTCCTGGACCAGATGGCAAGCCAATAGATATGCCTACTCCATTTGATATTGGACAACACTTTGATGAATTATGGTCATTAGGAAAACCATTAGATATAAGAAGAGCATTATCAACAGTTGAAAAATACACAAACATTGATGTTGGTAAAACTAAATTAGTAACTTTGTCAAAACAATTTGTAGATGAATTACCAGAAAGTTCAAAAATAAAATTACCTGTAGAAAAATTATTAGAAAATGTAGTACCAAAAGCAGATATGTTAGTAAGTTTTATACCTGAGACAGCAAGAAATTTTATTGATGAAGCATTGTGGCCAGCTCAAAAAATTTGGACAGGAGCTCAATTAATTACAAGAATTGCATGGCCACTTAGATTATTTGGTGAAGGTCAATTTAGAATGGGATTAGATGGATTAGATAACTGGATAGAAAATCCTATTTCTACTTGGGCTTTTTCTAATTATTACAATGATATATTAGGTCAAGATTTTAGAAAAGGTATTATGCCTAGTAAAAGAGCTTATGATGAAATAGTAAGAGGTATAGTTGCTGATAGACCTACAAATGTATTTGGTAAACAAGCACAAAAAGAATTTGCACAAAACAATTGGAAAAGAGTTATAAAAGGTGGAACTAAAAAAGAAAATTATGTTTCATCATGGCAACTTAATTTAAGGTGGCCAATGGAAAGCGATTTAGCTCAATCAATAGCTAAAGAGTTATTAGATGGTTCTGATTTAGTAAAAACAAAACAAAGTTTTTGGAATGGGTCACTTGCAAAAATTAGAAATCAATTGAATGATACAAGATATGATTTTGAAGGTAATCCAATGAATCCTTATGTAAAACTAAATGATGCAGAAAAATATGTAGATGATTATGTTCAATGGATTATGGATTTAACAAAAGGTGATGAAGAGTTACTTAGTTTAATAGCAAATAGACAATTAAATTATCAAGGTAAAGTTATAACATTTAATGATTTTGCTAGATGGACACCAGCAAATCAAAATTTAATAAAGAAATTTTTATCTGACAAGTACGATATAGCACCAGATGTTTTATCAGCACCTGATTGGATAACTAATCCACAAACAAAAAGTAAATTAAAACAACAATCTAATAAAGTTTCTCAGTATTTATGGTACACCTTAGGAGAGTTGCCTGATGCAGAACTACAAAGAATACCAACATTTACTCAATACTATTGGCAAAATGTTGCATCACAATTACCATTTGCAGATTTAAAATCTGTAAAACATTTTGATGATTTGATAAAACAATCAAAAGTTCCTGAAGAAGTTGCTCAACTGTATATTGCTGGTAAAAATGCAGCTATAAAAAAACATGGTTCTATAGAAAAAGCAATTAAAAAAATACCAGAAAATATGAGATTATCTATAGATGAAATTAATGATTCTGCAAAAATGTATTCATTAGAAATGCACAATAGATTGTTATATAACTTAAACCAAAAAGGATATGTTGCTGAAGCATTACGATTAGTATTTCCTTTCTTAGAACCTTGGAAAGAAATTATATTAAACTACCCAAGATTGTTAACAAAGAATCCAGCAGGACTTAGAAAAATACAATTAGCAACAGACAGAGGAACTAACAATGGTTTCTTTTATACAGACCCTGTATCAGGAGAAAAGTTTTATGTTACTGCTCCTACTGACTTGACAGAGTATGTATATGGAATAGAAGATAGAGATTTGACAGGTTTTGAAGAAGATGTTCAATTAAGATTGTCATCACCTGTACAAGGTGCTAACTTGTTTACTCAATCACCAATACCAGGTTTAGGTCCAATTGCAAAATATTCTTACAAATTTATGAAACGATTTATGCCAGATTCACAATGGACACAAAAAATTGAAGATACAATATTTCCTTATGGCCTAGGTGACCCTGGATTAGAAGGTGCAACTATTGGACAGTTTCCTGTGTATATGCAACAAGCATACAATACACATACAAAAGGTGGATTAAATGATATGGCTTGGGCTAATGATGTTGCTAACTCTTCTAAAATTATGACTAAAGCATGGTTTGAAGGATATTTGCCTTATGACCCTAGAACAGATGAAGGTAGGGTTTTATTTGAAAAAGATGTTATAGATTTAGCTTCAAGAATAAATGTATTTGAAAGTATGGCCAAGGGTATAGCTCCATCATCTCCTAGAGCAGAAGCTGCATATAAATTACAACTTAGTGATAGACTTGCAGAACAAGCAGATTTTTTAGATAAAGAAAACCTTATAGAAGTATTAGAAGCCTTAATGCCTGCTGATTACGAGTTTGGTAAATATGATGATGATTACTTTACCAACACAGTTATAACTGCATTGTTTAGACAAGTTATTAATCAAGTAGAACCAGGAGAAGAGTATTTAGCGTATCAAACAATTGCATCATTAATTGGTGGCACACCAGAAGATATGGATGCTGTATATACTGCTGTATATTTAGTGCAAGGAAACACAACAACATTAGGAGTATCTTTGCCATCAACAGAAGAAGAAGTTGAATGGTTTAATGCACATCCTGAAAAAGCAAAAGAGTATGAATATACATTTCCATTATTTGCACCAAATGTTTATGAGTATGATTTATTAGATGTTAACTCTTTTTATAATCAAGTAGATGAAGGACAAAGAATAACATTATCATTAGATGAAAAAATAGAAAGAGCACAAGAAACATTTTTTAGAATAATGTTCAACTATCAATCTAAACCTATTAGAGAAGCTAGAGCAGAAAACAGAATATCAGAAAAAGATGCACAAGCTGAACTATCATTAATAAAAGCAAATCTATTAGAAGTAGTACCACTTGGTACAGATGCAAGAGATTTACCTAAAAAAGAACCAGTAAGTAGATATGTTGTATTTGAAGAACTAAAGAAAGCAGCTAATGATGAGCTTATACTTACTACTGAAGCAGGAAAAGGATTGCAAAAGTTTTTATATGGTGATGATAAAAATGTTGGTTTTATGAATATGATAGAAAAAATACAAAATGAAAAGAAAAAAGTTACACCAAGAGGTGTAGAAGTATTAAAACCAGAAAATGAAGCTATAGAATATTTAGGAAGACAAGAATCAGCACAAGCTATGCGTGATTACTTATTTAACTGGGGAGCAAAAGTTGTAGAAGAATACCCAGACTTTGCAGGAATATATAGAACAAAGTTCTTATCCACAGTAGAATATCAATATACGCCATAATGAGGAAAGTATGATAACAATTTATAAAATAAAAGAAGATGGAAGTGTAGTTAATATACAAATTGAAGAATCAAAATTACAAACATATCTAAATGATGGTTGGCAAGAAGAAGAGCCATTAGACATAACAGGTGCAATTGAAGAGGAAGGCAAAGCAGGTCAAGATATTGTATTAGGTGGTGGAGTAAATTACACATCTACTTCTCCTTTTGGTTATCCTTCATTAATAAATACAGGACAAAAAAACGAAGATGGTACACCAAAATTTCAAGATGTTAATGTTTATCTACAAGGTTTAAATCCACAAGGTAACTGGTACTACCCAGGAGATGAGGACATAGTATTAGATAAATTAATTGAAACTCCTAAATTGTTAACAACATTACAAGATAGATTAGTTAGAACACAATGGTTGTCTATGGAAAATTATACTCAGGAATATGGAAGAGCAGGTAGGGAAACAAGAAATGCTTTAATAAAAGCTATGACAGCATCTAATTTTTCTACAGGTGTTGGTTATGACACAGCAATAGATTTAGAATTATTAAATCCTGGTGAAGAGATTTATATACCAAAACAATATAGAGAAAGTGATAAAGCTACAAGACTACAAACAGTAGATGCAATATTTAATTCTATAGGCAAAAAAGCTACAAAAAAAGAAAGAAACTATTACGAATTAGTATTAAAAGAATTAGAACAAAAAGAATTTTATAGTGATGAAGCTGTTGTAAGAATGTCTGTTGAAGGACCTGAAGTTACAACAATAGAAACTAGAAAAAAAACTGTTGAACCTTTGTCTGAAAGACCAATAGAAACAGTAGAAACAGAACAAATTATAGAGCCTATACCAGAAGAAGTAGATGCAGTATCAAGATTACAAGAAAGAATATCAGGAGATTTTGAAGGTGTACTTGCTAGACAACAAGATGTTGGTAGAGCAAGAAGAAATGCAGGAAACATAGGACAATCAATTATGCGTTTAAAAGCACTTGGTGGTTAAATGGAAGTATCACCTCCAGCAATAGTCATAATACAAGATGAAGAAGTATTTAAAGATACAGCTTATGATGATGCAAGACCAGATTATGTTTTAAAACCTGGAGATAAAATAATAGGTACTTTAACAATAGGTTATGGTCACACTAATGCTGCTAGAAATGATGATGACACAATTAAAATTGGTGACACTGTTACTAAAGAAGAAGCAAAAGAAATACTTATTAAAGATTTACAACAGTATGTAGATATTGTAAACAACAGAATGAAAACATTTGATGTTGAATTAACTCAACCTCAATTTGATGGTATGGTTTTTGCAACAATGAACAGACCAAAAAAAATGAGTAGAGGTGGTTTGTGGAGAGCTATAGCTAGTAGAGATGAAGAAAAAATTAGAGAAGAGTGGAATAAAACTATAACAAACTCTTTAAAGCAATTTCCTGGTTTAGCAGATAGAAAAGTTAAAGAGTTAAATATGTTTTTAGCAAAAGAACAACAAGAAATAAATTCAACAGAGATAGATACTAATATGCAAATTTCAAAAACTTCTACAACATCTATGCCTAGTTCTTTACCTGTTATTACTAAAGAGCCAAAAGTTGACAACAGCGAAATTAATATGGTATGGACTGACTTGTATAATAATTTAGCTAACGCATTTATTGATAATCCTAGAACAGCTAAAGAAAAAGAATTGTTTGGTAGAAATTCTATTAGCTATAAAGCTAAAGATAAACCAGTAAAAGTAGAGTATGATAGTAAAGAGAAACAAAAAATTGCTGAAATATACTCTGGTATGTTAAAAGCAATATCAGAAAGTTTAAAGAGGTAATATGGCTGATTATGTATTTGTAGCTGACCCAGGTTTTGAAAGAAGAATACTTCAGGATGAAGAAGAAAATAGAGTATTTGTTAATTCACAAGCAGAGTTTGATTATTATACAGCACAAAGACAAGGTGGACCTTTTAATGGTAGTTACTGGCAAGATGTAGGAAGTGCTGGTGTTATTACACAAGAAATTATAGATACACAGGTACAAGCATCAGGTAAAACTATTGCTGAAGAGTATCAAGAAAAAGAAAGTGCAGGAGACACATTAGTAAATCCTGATGTAGATTTGTCTACTTTAAATTTATATGGACCAGATGGTACTTTACCAAGTAGTGGTCAAAAAAAAGTAGATACAAACTTTGGTGCTGGTTCAACCAGTTTTAGTTATGGAAGATTTGGCGAAGAAGGAGCTACAGTAGCACCAATACCAACAGGAGCAGAGTTTTGGAATGTAGATGGCAATTATTACATTGTATATTTTATTCCAGGAACAGGAACTCCAATATATTACGATTCTAGTTTAGAAGATTTGAAAAATATATTTGGTCCTATTGAATTTTCAGAGGTAGAGAAAAGTATTAAAACACCTACTGCTGAACAATGGGCAAGTTCTGTTAGATTTGGTGATGCACTAGAGTTAGCAAACCCAAACATATATGACCCTAGTCAAAGTCCTTGGGTTTCTTTCGTAGATACTGTTGCTAAAGAATCAAAAATAAGACCATGGTTAAATGATGCACAAATGGTTGAATTATTAGCAGAAGCCACATTAGAAGGAAGAACAGTAACTGATGCAGAATGGCAATCTACTGAATGGTGGAGAACACATACACAAGCAGAAAGAGATTGGTTACTATTAGCACAATCTGATACAACAGATTTTACAGGTGTTTTAACTGCTGATGCACAAAATAAAATAGAGAACGATAGATTAGCTATAAAAAATTTAATGGAACAATCAGGTATTAATAATCCATCTGATGAATTAATTAATTGGGTATCAGAAAAATTTACTACTGGTTTATGGTCAGAACCTTTTGTAGCAGACCAAATAGAAATATTATCAGACCCTACACTAGAAGCAAACTTAGATACAGAGTTAGATAATTTTATTACATCTGGAGAAGTAGATTACGATACAACTAGAGCAGGAGAATCACAAATTAAAAGACTTTCTAAAGAAATATTAGGACCAGTATTTGGTGCTAATATATCAGACTCTCAACTACAAACATGGGCAGGTATGATTAGAAATGACCCAGATGCAGAAATTAATATAAGAGAAAAAATGATGAATATGTTACAAGGTTTGTTTGGAGAAAGTTACATAGAAGGTTTAACCTACGAAGAAATGGCAACACCTTGGAGAGGTTTTACTACAAATACTTGGGGTGGAACATTAGATGAAAGTTCTACATTATTTCAGGATGTTGTTAAAAGTAATGATATAAGTAAAGCAACTGAAATGTTATATAAAGAAGGATTAAAAGATGGTGGTTCAGAAAAGATAAAGAATGAAGTTTTATCTAGCATGGTAGGTCAATTTGGTGGTGGAGGAGTTAGGAGAATAGTATAATGGATGAATTTTTAAGAGAAGCTAGAGCATTGTTACCATGGTTACCAGAATCTTTAATTCAGATATATGTAAACGCATTTTCTCAAACTCAAAGTAATGATATAGCTATAGCAGAAGTAAGAAAAAGTCCAGAGTATGCACAAGTATTTCCTAAAAATACAAGAGAGGATGGAACTGTAAGGCTTAGCGAACAAGATTATGCAGCAGTAAAAGAAAGCTATGGTTTAACTGTAGAAGATTATGGTTTAAATCCTGAATACTTTCAAGACACATTTGGTACTTTAATAGAAAAAGGAATTGCTCCTAATGAATTTAGAGCAAGAGTAGAAGCAGCAAGGTCAGGAATAACAGAAAATATTCCAGCAGTTAAAGAATATTACAGAACAAACTTTGGTATGAATCTAACTGACAATCAAATATTTGCATCAATTATAGACCCAACAGTAGGTGAAGCAATATTAGAAGGAAGAATAACACAAGCACAAATTGGTGGAGAGGCAGCATCTAGAGGTTTTGATTTAAGTCCAGATGAAGTTCAAGCATTAGAAAGAGCAGGACTAACACAAGGACAGGCAAGACAATTATTTGCAGCAGCAGAAACAGAAGTTCCAAGATTAGCTGCATTAACAAGAAGATTTAGAGGAGCAGATGAAGAAGTTGCAGAAGGACAATTAACAGCATCAGGATTATCTGAAAGAGAAGGTTTTGATATTGAAGAATTTGTTGAAGCACAAGTCTTTGCATCTGCTGAAGAGAGAGAAGAAATTAGAAGATTAGAGTCAGAAGAAGCAAGTACTTTTTCACCTATAACTGGACCTGCTAGAAGAGGTCGTAGGGTACTAGGTTTAGTAGAAGAATAAACTTGACATACTATATATAGTGGTATAATAAAATTATCGCATAGTGGTAGTCTGCGAATATAAATTGACTCTGCACCTCCAGCTTATAACTGGCGTGTAAGCTGCGTATTACAATTCGCCTAGTATCTGAATAGCCCAGAAGTGGCTGACAATTCAAGTTATTCATTATTTTAATTTGTCGCCTATCGCATTATATTCCCAAGGATAATGCAGTTAGTAGAAACTTGGAGTAGGAGATAACAATGGAAAACGAGATGAACGAAACAGTAGAAGAAGGACAAGATAATAATGCTATCAAGCAGATGCGAGAACGCATCAAAGAGCTTGAAGTTGTTGAGAAAGAGTATAAATCTGTACAGGTAGCAAACGCTATCAAAGATGCAGGTTTTGACCCTGTTTCTGGACAAGGTAAAGCATTAAAAGACTTGTATAAAGGTGACTTACAACCTGAAGCTATACAACAGTTTGCTCAGGAAAACTACGGCTGGGGCTCAGAAACCCCTACTGAAGTTGACCCACAAGCTGCACAAAAAGCAAGAGTAGTAAGTAGCCAGGAAAGTTTAGATACTGTAATTGAAGCATCAGTACCAGTAGAACCTGTAGGCATTGATGACCAAATTGCACAAGCTCAACAAGATGGTGATTGGCAAACAGCTTCAAATCTCAAAGCAGACAAACTAAGAGCATTAACCCAAAAATAGTAAAGGAGATTTAAAATGGGTGCAGTAAGCGGTTTAGGTGATTCTTATGATTTACCTAACTATGTTGGTGAGTTATTTAATATAACTCCAAACGATACACCTTTCCTTTCTGCAATTGGTGGAATGACTGGAGGTAAATCAGTTACCTCTAAACAGTTCACCTGGCAAACAGTTGATAATGCAACAGCAGCTCAAACAGTAGTTGTTGAAGGTGCAGATGCAACTTTCGCAGAGAGAAGCAGAAGCGAAGTAACAAACGTTACTCAAATTATGCAATATGGTGTACACGTATCATATACAAAACAAGCAGCAACAGGTAACTTAAGTGGACAATCTATCTTAGGAAACCAACCAGTACAAGATGAATTAGCTTTCCAATTGGATATGGCTATGAAACGAGCAGCTAGAGACATAGAGTTCTCTTTTATGCAAGGTGCTTATGTTGCTGATACAAACGTAACAACAGCAAGAAAAACAAGAGGAATGTTAGCAGCTATCTCAACAAACGAGAGAGCAGCTGGTGGAGGAGCTTTAACACAGTCAGATGTGAACCAAGCTCTAAAAGCTATGGCAGATTCAGGAGCTCCATTTGAGCAACCTGTAATGTTTGCTAATGCCTTCCAAAAGCAAAAACTATCATCTATCTATTCAAGTGCATTGTCACTTGCACCAAGAGATAGAAATATTGGTGGAGTAGATATCACCACTATTGAAACAGACTTTGGTGAAGTAGGTATTGTCTATAGCAGACACGTACCAACAGATGACATTGTAATTGCTGACCTTGCGTATTGTAAGCCTGTATTCCTAGACATCCCTGGAAAAGGACACTTCTTCGCAGAACCACTTGCACAAACTGGTTCAGCTTATAAGTTCCAAATCTATGGAGAAATAGGATTAGAATATGGTCCAGAACAATTCCACGGCAAAATTACAAACCTAGCTACTTCCTAATTAGGAATTAGATAGTATATTTATTAGAGGGAGATAAATACTTCTCCCTCTAGTAACATAGAGGATATATGGCAGCAGTAAGCACACTTATAGATAGAATTTATAGAGATTTTTTAAACAAGCCAGATGATTTATCTGCGTTTTCTCGTTTAGATGGAG